CCTCTGTGGGTCCAGAGTAAGCGTGCTGGGCGCTTGGGACGGCGTCAACGCAATCGGTGTAGTTGAATGGCTGGGCACCGAGGATGTTGTAAAGGAGCGAGTCGCAAAGGAACGACGAGCAGTAATCGACAAGGGCGTCTTTCTGGACAACGAAGACAACCTCCTTGCACGGGTGGTTGAAATTGAGCTTGATCTTGTTGGACGACGACCCGACGGATTCATCACCAGTGAACTGAAGCTGCTCAATGAGGTATTCGTGTGGGTTCTGTGCCATGCGGCGGCGCTCGTCAGTGTCAAGGAAGATGTAGTCAACGTAGAGTGACGAGGCAACAAGAGATTTCGAGTAAGCATTGGCGGCTTTGCTGCTTGTGTTTGTCTGTGAGCATTTGAGGAAACCATCGGTGTTTGATACAGCCCACAAGATTTCGTCAAGAGGGCGGACCTCAAGGTTAATCTTAACTTCGTGATACTGAAGGGCAATAAGTGGAAGAGCCAAACCAGGGTTGCGGCAGAACCAGAACTGGAGTGGGATGTAGAGAGTTGTTTCTGGGAGAGTATTGCGTGGGGCACATGTGTTGCATGGGGCACCAGTTGTGCAAGCCTGCTCAACATTGGCGAAACTTGGGTCGGTCAAGTAAGTAAGCTGTGTTGTGTGTCCGATCATCTTGTTGTAGCCAGCCTCCTGCTCGGCGGTGGAAGTAAGCTGGTTCCAGATGTGCATCCAGTCACCGTACTGTTTATCAATGCGCTGTCCACCAATTTCAACTTCAACGTTGTTAATGAGGTGGTGTCCTGGGTAGTCAAGCCAGCGGGCGAAGTTGGCATCGCTCTGGTTAATTTCCGGAAGAGTAACCTGGAAGTATGTTCTGTAGGCCAAATCACCGTTGCGGGCAATTGTGCACTGAACACGGCGACCGAAGTCACAGCATCCATTGAAAGTTTGTTCAATAGATTCCATAGCAAAGTTGGTGTGTCTGCGGTATGTTACCTTGAAAAAAGTGATCTGTGGGTTGCCTGTAAGGTAGACGTCTTGAGCGCCGTAAGCTACGAGTTGCATAAGTCCTCCTCCCATTGTTATAATATTGCTAAAGATAAAAAAAAAAAATATTCAGACATTTTAAAAAATAATTATTTTATATTTTCAATGTCAAAATTTCTTACCATAAAGCGTTTTAAATAATTATCAAGGAACACTTCTTTCTTACCTTCATGTTTTTTAGAAAATATATATGCATTTTTGTTTTTTTTAATAGTCCACCCATTATCTAAAGCATTAAATATAAAAGCCATTTTATGAAATTTCATAAAATCTACTTCTAATTCTGATTTCATGAAATTTACCTCTAATTCTGTTGATTGTTTATCCATTTATAAAATATAAATAATTAATTAGAGAAGCTTTTACTTAAAGCTTAAAATTTTTTTTTATTAAAGAATGCCCAATTTTAAACCCAAAGCTAATAAAAAAATAAAGGTAAATAAAAGGGCCCAAATTACATTAGATAACAAACATACTGAGATGATGAAAAAGTTTGAAAAGATAAAAGGTGAGGATATCCCAGAAATAAATAAACAAATAAAAAAAATTAATGAACAGTTAAAAGATTCGCCATCATTGGAGGAAAGACTAGAGCTTGAAGATAATTTATTCTTATTAAAAAAAAATAGGAAAGAGTTATCTCAAGAAAAAAAAAAATATTTATTAGATAATTCTAAATATATTTTTGATTATTTTGAAAAAAAAAGAGATATTTCTGAAGGAAATAGCAAAAGAACTATTCTTCACTCATTTTTCACAGGTGGTGAAAAACAAACAATTAAAAGAAAAAATGAGACAAATGAAACAGTAAAATATTTATTAAATGTAAATGATAAATATTTAGATATAAACAATTATCAATTAAAAAATGATATGTGTTCATTTTGCGGTGGTGAATTAGTTCCAATAGATTATGAAGGAATTTTAGTTTGTAAAAAATGTTCTAAATTTGTGCCATATTTAATTGAACATGAAAAGCCGTCATATAAGGAACCTCCTAAAGAAGTATGTTTTTATGCATATAAAAGAATAAATCATTTTCGTGAGATTTTGGCTCAATTTCAAGCGAAAGAAACAACGCAAATTCCTCAAAAAGTATTAGATGAAATAAAAAATCAGATAAAGAAGGAAAGGTGTGATTTATCTCAAATAAGTAATAAAAGAGCAAAAAATATATTGAAAAAGCTAGGATATAATAAATATTATGAACATATTCCATTTATTAAAGACAAATTGGGAATTAGACCACCATTAATGAGTCAAGAATTAGAAGACAAGTTATGTAATTTATTTTTGGAAATTCAGAAACCATATGCTAAGCATTGTCCTGATGGACGTGTTAATTTTCTAAATTATTATTATGTTTTGTATAAAATGTGTGAATTATTGGGTGAAAAAAGATTCTTACCTTTTTTTCCAATGTTAAAAGACCCAGTCAAAAGAATTGAACAAGATGATATATGGAAAAAAATTTGTAGGGAATTAAGATGGGATTTTATACCAACAATATGATTAAATGTTATTTAACTATATTGTTAATTTAGCGTGGGAAGCCAACCATATTTGCGCCAACACCGAACCCGGCACCTGTGCGGGCTGAAACTGCCATGGTGGGGACATATGTGTCAAGGATGCTGAATGTTGCGGCAGCGGTTAAAGAGATGAGAGCTACTTCATCAAAATTCAACGATCTTTTTGGAATGGCATAGGCGGCAATAGCAACCATGAAACCTTCAACAAGATATTTTACAGCTCTTTTTACAAGTTCACCTAAATCTAAAGCATTTCCTAAATTGGCAAGCATTATAAATAATAATAAGAAAAAAATATATAGAATGTTAAAACTTAAAAGATAAATAAAATACAAATATATAATGGCTAAATATGAAGAAAAAACAAATGGAGCTGGAAATGAAAATCCTAAATATGTTGATTTATTGGGTGAAGATAAGGCAATCTCGGGACAAAAATTTTGTTGCTTATCCTTTTTGTCTCCCGAAAAAATACTAAAGGATAAAAAAATCTTTCTATTTGAAAAATTCCTAAAACACTTTGATACAGATGAATCTGTTAAAAAATTTTCTCAGTTCTTAAATTTTCTTTCTTACAAATACGAATTAGATTTTGCTAAAATAATGGAAGATTTTGATGAATTTTTCAAAAGTGAGAAAGATAAATTATCTGATAGTACAATTCTTGATAAATATAAGAATTTTTTAGATCAAAAGGAAGATGAACTACAGAAAGAATTTGATGTGTTACATGATTTCAAAACAAATATTAGAGGAATTAAGGTTCGTGGATCATTTCAAACACAAGAAGAAGCACAATTAAGATGTAGAATGTTACGAGAAATAGATCCTGACCACGATATTTATGTAGGACAGGTGGGAATGTGGATGCCATTTGATCCTGATGCTTATAGAACCGGAAATGTAGAATATATGGAAAATGAATTAAATCATCTCATGCACGAAAAAAATAAAAGTGAAGAAATTGCTAAAAGAACATTTGAAAAAAGGGTAAAGGATTCGAAACGAAAAGCTATAGAAGAAAATATTAAAATAGCTAAAGAAAGTGGAAATAAACTAACACAAACTCTTAATGAAGAAGGAGATTTAATTGGTGTAGGAACAAATACAAGATTAAACAAGTTAAAAAATCAAGAAGTATCTTCTGCTGATATTCGTAAAGAATTGTTTGAAGGTGATAATATCCGAACAAAGGCATTTGATCGTAAAAATCCTGACCGAAGATATAAAGAAGTTATTGAACGTGATGGAGAATTTGAAAAACCGCCGCAGTCAGAACCAAAAAATGTAATATTAGAAGTCGATGAAGCTGAAGATGATTAAATTGAAATTATTTAAATATATTTTTTTATATCATATAATGGAAGTTTTGCAACCTAGTAATCTTCGTTATTTTACTGAAAAAAAGGAACCACAGTCTTTAAAAAATTTCAGTAAAATATTAAAAAAAAAGAAGGAGAAGAATAAGCGCGTGTCTAAAAAGAAAAAAAATAGATGTGCTTTTGATGGATGTAGAAAGAAATTAAAACTTACTGATATGGATTGTAAATGTAAGAATAGGTTCTGTTCTCTTCATCGCCTACCCGAAACTCATAATTGTTCTTGGGATCCGAAAAATGAAAATGAAATGAATATTTATAAGGAAAAATCTGGACTTAATCATGTAAGCACGTTTGCAAAAATGGAAAGAATTTAATATTTATTTTGTATAATATTTTTGTAAAATGTCAAGATTAAATATTCTCTTTTTCTTCAAACTTTTTTTGGTGACCTTGAATTCATCAAACATAGGATTTTTTATTTCTTCTACTGGCAAATGATTATGAACGGTTCTAGCAATCATTTTATATAATTTAAAATCAGGATATCTTTCATCGCCATTGTGTTTATATAATATATTTTTTCCTCTATCATCTTTGCACCATTTTATAATTAATTTTCCAATTTTATGGGTAACTTTATGTTCTTCATCACTATATGGAACAAAATAATCATATAAAGAACAAGCGAGTCTTGTTAAGTCAAAACTGAAGTTAGGTTCCAATATAGGTTTTTTCTTATTTAAACACGGTCCGAAATTATATTGTGTTGCAGCATCTCCCTTTGATTGGAAGCTGTCACTACAAACAACTTGATCTCTGAAATTATAGATTGCTCTTCCAAAATCAATTATTTTAAATATTTTTCCAAATGTTGGAACTTTATAATAAGTTCCATTAAAACAATAATATAACCAAGGTTTTTCTGTTTTTTCAAACATAATGTTATTGGTATGTAGGTCATTGTGTGTAAATGAAAATACTTTTTGATATGTAATTAACATAATTAAAATTTGAAAGATAATAGATTTCCATTCTGGTATGGTTAAAATTTTTCCTCCAAAAAGTAAACTATCTAATGTATCTTCTAATCCTTCAAGACATATGATATTAACAGGAAATTCTTCTATAATAGCATTTAATACTTCATTTTCACCTTCACTTTCAGAAGATTCTTGACTACTTTCTTCATCGTCTTCTTCATCTGAAAACTCCGAACTATCATCTGTATAAGAGGATCTTGAACTACATGTGGATGATGAATCGTGTGTTTTTGAAAGTTTTTTATTATCGGGGGGAATTTCATTTTTAGAGGTATCTTTGAAACTTAATAAAATTTTCAAATCATTAGAATTTTCTTTATTTTGAGTTTTGAATATGTCACCAAATAAATCATCAGACATTTCTTCACATTCTATGCTAGGTTTTTCATCAGTTATTTTTATTTTTTTTCTTCTATTTCTTGAATTTCCCGAGAATATATCTCCTCTATTATTTTCTATTTTGAATAGTTTATCCATATTTTGATGAAAAAACGATGAATTATTCAGATAATCAAAATCATCAAATATATTATAATAAAAATTTTGTTTAAGTCCAATAAATGATCCAAAAAAATCAACTCCGTGTAAGAATCTTTTTTCATGTAATAGCTGAGAGCTTAGGTAAGAGAAGAACCCATCAACATAGGCGGAGTTACTATTATTTTTAACTTTTTTATGACTATTTTTTTTATTCCAATGTGGTAATTCAAAAAGATTCTGAGATATATCATATTTTCCAATCATGTATTTAATTGGATCTAAAAGCGGAGAATATTTTAAAAATAGAGCTTTTTTCATTTTTCCATTTTGATTTTCAACTTTTCCAATAAATTTATTTTCGTTTTTTTTCTCATTAATAGAAGATAAATGATATTTATGATTTAGATTAATATCGTTATAATTTTTTCTATTAAGAGAAAAGAACATATTATAAATTGGAATAAAATTTTGTATTTTAGAAATACCCACTGTTGTTTCTAAATCTTTAAATAATTCAGTGTTTTTTCTTTTATTATAAGAAAAACTGAATGTTTCTGTAAAAGATGTCATTTGTTATATTTATAAAAAAAAAATATTTAAATTAAAACTAATTGCGTTAAATACAAATAATTTTATGAACAACTTTATATATGAATTTAGAACTTAAAAAATTTGATATGAGAAAGATACGTTTTGATAATAGTCAAACATCGAGTGGTCCAGTTATTGTTTTTATAGGTCGTCGTGATACAGGAAAATCCTTTTTAGTTCGCGATTTATTATATTATCATCAGGAAATTCCTATAGGAACAGTAATTTCGGGAACAGAAGCTGGAAATGGTTTTTATGGTAGTCATGTTCCAAAATTATTTATTCATGATGAATACAATACAGCAATTGTTGAAAATGTTTTAAAAAGACAAAAATTAGTAATAAAACAAATAAAAAAAGAAAATACTGCTTATGGTAGAAGTAATATAGATGGGCGTGCTTTTGTTATTTTGGATGATTGTTTATGGGATAATGGCTGGGCAAAAGATAAAATGATGCGCTTATTATTTATGAATGGTAGACATTGGAAAATTATGACAGTTATTACAATGCAATATCCATTGGGAGTTCCACCAAATCTTAGAACAAATATTGATTATGTATTTATTTTAAGAGAACCATATTTAACAAATAGAAAACGAATTTATGAAAATTATGCAGGAATGTTTCCAACTTTTGAATCTTTTTGTCAGGTAATGGATCAATGTACAGAAAATTATGAATGTCTTGTTATAGATAATAATTCAAAATCCAATAAATTAGAAGATCAAATTTTTTGGTATAAAGCAGAGCCCCATGATAATTTTAAATTAGGATCCAAAGAATTTTGGGAGATTTCTAAAGATCTTAATTCCGATGATGAAGATGAACCATATGATCCTAATGCTCATATGAAACGAAGAGGTCCAAAAATAAATGTTAAAAAGAATAGATGGTAGTTGTCATCGCCTAAATTATAATGTTTAAAAGTCAGGATCATTAATAAAAGCTGCTGTATTTGTTGATGTTTTTGCCATTGGAGCAATATGTTGTAACATATAAAATCCCGATAAAGTGCTTAAATATACAAGTAATGCATCTCGTATCAATGTTTTTAAGGGTTTCATTTCTTTTAAAACAAACCTCATTTCAAGAAAACGTAATAATAAATATATTATAGAAATAGTAGCGGATAACATAAAAGGAGAATCACCCATTACTATTATATTAAAAAACTTATTTGGAATTTTATCGCACTAAGTTGTTAAAACTTCAATTTCATTAGAAATATCCGGAGCTAATTTTATTTCTTTACTCAAATCATGAATATCAAGGGTATCTAATTTAATAGAAGGTGCGTCTCTAAAGATTTTGATTTTTTCATCATCATCATAATCTTCAGCTTCTTCTTCTTTACGTTTCTTATGCGCGGCAGCACTAATTGCCTCAAGACGCTCAATTGTTTTTGGTGCGCTTTTTTCTTCCTTTTTCATTGTATTCTTATCAAACAAGGTATCGGTATCATTAAAGGTTAGTTTCGTCGGAACCACGGTATTTTTTTCTTCTTTTGCTTCTTTAATTATTTTCTTAATACTATCCGCAACCTCATCTTTGATTATTTCCTTTTTGATAATGGGTGTGTCAATTTTTAAAGACTTTTCATCATCTTTTTTCTCAACTTTTTTCTCAACCTTTTTCTCAACGTTTTTCACAATAGTTTTTACCTCTTCTTTCGTTTCTCCGCTCTTTTTAACTGTTATTTCTTTTGGTTTTTCTTTAGAACTACTCTCTGTACTGCTCTCCTCTTGTTTATTTTCTGATGCATCCACTTGAAGAGTTTCGGTAACTTCTTCAACTACCTCTTCCTCAACCGATTCATCAATATAAGAACGTAAAATTCTTTCAACTGGAATACTTTCACGAATTACATCTAAAATACATTCTTTACAGATTGTTTCAGCTTCTCTCATATTTTTTTGAAAACTTAGTGGCGAAATATTTTTTTCAAATAAATACACATTGGAATAGATCTTTCGTGCAAAACTTATATAAATTTTATGAATAAAATCATTTAACTTTGGAATATCTAATTCTATTTTTTTTTGTAATGAACCCACACGAATGCTTGTTAAAACTTTTAATTGAGTTATATGAACACAAGTTAATAAATCTTCTAAATAATTACAACCACTTTTTTTAATAATTCTATCTGTTTCTTCTGAAATAATATCATTATTCCATTTTGGAACTCTACTCAAAAAATTCTGAAAAGTCATAAGATATTTACTTTCTTCGTCATTTTGTATGCATAATTGATCCGCTTCTTTTAAAATGGATTTTATTCCTTCGATAACCAGAGGCGTAAGTATATTTAATAATCTTACACAATATTCATTTTTTGCCTCTGATAACATCCCTGTATTATAATCGTCCATTTACATAATTTCTATATTTTCTAAATTGTATTCGGGACGCATAAAAATAAAATAAATAATGTAAAAAATTAGTAATTTCTCACTTCTAAATTCTTTACGAATTTCATCAAAATATAATAAATAAAACTTTCTTTTTATGGGATCTATTTCTTTTAATTTATCTATTATTTCAAACAAATCTATTGAAGAATATGCTTTCTCATATAATTTTTCACAAAAAACAAAGCAATCTTCAAGAGTTTCATAGTTTTTTTCATTTAATAAATTCGTTTTAAGCCATTTTTTTCTCCTAACATTTGTTTTTTTAAAAATTTGCAAATTATAATTGTGTAAATTTAATCTTTTTTTATTTATAGTTGGCAAGGGAAGATATATATCACAAAAACGAGATAATATTGGTTTTAATAATTTGTCTTTGTTCACTACAACAATAAAAAAACGTGTTGTGTGGCTATATTTTTCAATACACCTCCGTAAAGCTGATTGGGCGTCTGTAGTTAATTTATCAGCATTAAATAAAATAATGCTTTTGAAAAAATCACCCTTTTGACTTTGTATATTGGTTTTGGCAAAAAATTTTAACTCGTCCCTAAAAAAACGAATTCCTTTGCTATGGGCACAATTGACATACATAATATAATTTTTCATATTTTGATTGAATTTTTCATAAATTCTTTTAATAAAAAAGTCTAACATATATCTTTTTCCACTTCCGGGTTCACCATGAAAAATTATATGGGGAATCTTCTTATTTTTGATAAATTGATTTAACTTTTCTTTTATATCTTCATGAATTGATAATTTTTCCATAAAATTTTTATGGAAAAGTATTTAAACTCTTTTCAATAAGTTTTCTATGAAAGTTATTATTCAAATAGGAATAAAACGCAGTGGAAATCATGGAATACTCAATCTTATTAAAAAATCTGGAATTAAAAACTATATACATATGAATGATATTCATCATTTTACCTACGCAAACTATGAGTATTTTTCTAAAAAAGAACCAGAATATAACCCCGTTAATGATCACAATTGGACAGGATTTAAAGGAGTTGATGTGGTAATTATTAGTTTAGAAAATAAATGTATACCTAAAAAAGAATTAGAAAAATTTCATAATATACCAAATATTCACTTTATTGTTCTTCTCAGAAATCCATTTAATAATGCAGCATCTGCTTATAAATATTTCATTGCAAATAAATGTAATTCTTCCATGATTCTATTAAAATATATTATGACTATTTGGAAACAATATGCCAATTATTTTTTAAATCCCAACACAAAGTATAATCTTATTGTATATGATAAATTTTATAAGGATAAAAAATATCGTGAAACTATATTTGAAAAATTAGGTCTCAAATATAATGAAGAGTATTTAAATGAAATTAATGGTTGGGGGAGAAGTTTCTTTGATTTAAATGCCACCAACACTAATAATCAAAAAATTTTTGAACGATGGAAGGTCTTTGAAAATGATAAATTGTTTATAAAAAATGTAATGGACGATAAGGAATTACACGATTTATGGGGTAAAATTTGTGAAAAATTTGAAATCAACGAGAACCTAGAAAAGCATTAACATCCTTACAATATATTTCATAGTTATCAGTACGCTCTTTGCTTATAATTCCCGACATTATCAGACAACTCAAATAATCTGGAATTGTTTTCGCAATCAACTTTTTCCACGCTTCTGGTTTTTCTGCCCATTGCTTATCTGTAATATTATGAAACCAATACTTTCCGTTTTTATATTTTTGATAACCAGCAATACTCCATTCATCCACTGGTGGTGCGCGGTCGGCTTTTTTTGCCGAATGCTTCTTCTTGCGGGTTGGTGGTTTGGGGGGATTGGCGCTCATTTTTATTACATATTAAATACTCCTTTTGCCGAATCAATTTTTTTTTCGCACATCTCGTGCAAATAAAAAATCCTCGCCTTAATGTTGCCCAATGGGCGTGTGGACTATTACAATCTACACAAGTTATTTTTCTGTGCATTTTTTTCAATTCTTTGTGGAATTGTTCATTTATTTCCTGCATATATTTGAATAAGAAATTTTCATCTTATTGAGATTTCTCTCTTTAATGGATTTTCAATTCTCATGAGAGTAGAATTTAATAAAAGGTCAAAAATGGCTATTTTATAAATATTGCTCTCATGAGAATTGAAAATCCATTAAAGAGAGAAATCTGAAGTTTCTGAATAAAAATGATAGACTTTTTAAAGGGGTTGTTTATCATTTTTTTTGTAAAATATTTAAAATATCTGCTAGATTTTTCCCAATTTCCAAAGGTTCATTTTGTATTGTATTTCCATTAATTTTATGTTTCATTGCGCCTTCTACAGTGATTCCTTTTGAAAAATCATCAGCAGATCCTTGTGCATTTCTCATATAATATTCGGGGTAAAAGTTATCTTCTCTGAAATTTTCATTTTTTTCGTTAAGATACTTATTAATTGTATTATGTAAAATATTTTTATTAGCATAAGATGCTACAAGAAAATGTTCAAAACTTCCTTCATCTCCGTGTAAATCAAAGAATAAATCACATTTATTTTTTCTCTCAAATTCTTTCTTAATACACTTTATTTCTTTGCTTTCAGTATTAGTCCAATCTCTATTTAAATTCAATCCTTTTGCGTTAGTATACCAGTGACCCAATATTGTTCCATCGGGATTAGCATTTCCAATCATTTTAATTGTATAGTGTTTACTTAATTTTTTTCCCAATTGCTTAACCCTTTTTAAAAAGCCCTCCATCATCCACGACCCAATTGTCTCTCCGGGATGTTGTCTTGCAATTACCCACACGGTTATTGGTCCTTTTCCAATAGTTTTCATATAAATTGGATTTTTTTGATGAGAATAACCAATAATTTTATCATTTCCAAATAATTTTTTAGTTCGTGAAAAGGTATATGGCGGATAATATGCAAACCATATAATATTTTTTGTTGGTTTAATAGTCCAATGTATTTCAGAACCAGTAAAAACTGTTTTACATCTTTTCCATGTTTTATTATCGTATGAATAACATATATTTAATCCGTACCAATCATTATTCTTATCCCACGGATTAGGTATAATTTGTAAATTCTGAATAATGAAAGTATGTTTTTCATTAAGAACATTTTTAGCTTTAAAATAAAACCAATATTGATATTTATTTTGCTTTTTATCTTGTATGTAGGGATCTTTTTTTATTTCTAAATAGGCGCGGTTTTCTTGAATTGAGTTCACAATAATATTTCCAGATTCAAAATTAGAATTGATAGATAGCATATATATAATCTTTAAAAAAATAATTATATATATAAATGAAATTTTCCGAATGGATAAATTATAAAATAAATCCAAGAGATATAATTTATAAATGTATTGACCCATTAGGATTTGATAGAGATAATGCTTGGTTTCCTATTGGGTGTGGTCCAAGTTATAAAGAATATAGTAAAAAAAATGATATAACAAAATTTACAAATAATGAAAAAATTAATACAAAGTTGGTTTTTTATAGTAAAATTCGTATAACAGATATGGGGCGCCGGGATCTTAAAAAAATAAATAGAAACACAATTGTAGAAAATTTAAACAAAAAATATAAACAGGAAAATTATTTTAATAAAGATTATTTTGAAAATATTGGAAAATATAAATTTGTATTTTCTCCAGAGGGAAATGCAATTGATTGTCATAGACATTACGAGACATGGATTTCAAAAGGTATACCAATTATTGAATATAATTCATTTATAAAAGAAAAATATAAAACATTACCAATTTTATGGACACGAGATTATAGTGAAATAAATGACAATTATTTAGAAAGCAAATATAAAGAATTTTTAAATAAAGATTTTGATTTTAAACGGTTACTTCTAAGTAAATATAAACCAGAACTTAGAAAAAAAATGATTACTATAATGAATGCTCCATATCCTTCAGCCTTTTACGTCGGTCGCCCGCGATGCGACATTAAATTGTGGAACTACAAAGATTGTTTTAATTAGGCAGCACCGTGAAGAGATTGTGTATATGGATTGCAACGGAAAGCATCTAACATATCAGATGAATTTCTTGTGCAACTTTGTCCCATGCCAATAGGAGCTCTTTGATGCATTTTGCCGAGAATTTCTTTAGATGGTCCACCCACAATAGTTGAATTATTGGAGAATGTTCCTCTATTTGGATTACGATCAGAATCCAATTTATCAATCTTTATATTAGTATAACCATTGTATATTGCCATATTTCCATTGGGAGACCTTCCTTGTGTTAATATTTGTTTATCTGCATTAAGACTCATATTATATTCAGCATTATAAACTCTTGCTTTAGATCGCAATGCTGTTCCTGGATTAGATATATATTCACAATTTGTGTCATCTCTCTGTTGACGTACAGCTCTTTCAGAATTATTGGCAATATTAACCAAGTATGCATCATTTGTTTCTGAATTGGGCATCCCTCCGAAATTTTTACTTTCTATTGTCGTTTCTTTCATGGTTGTTTTTGGTTGATCAGCAGGATTATATGCAGGCGGTTTTGAAACCGTAGAATGTGCATTTCCAGTAGGTCTGATTGTTCCAACAGCATTTTCTTTTCTAGATGGTCTGAGTATATCCATTACCGGAGCAATCATAGCCTTAGCATATGTTGAAACTGCTCCGAATTGTTGAGTTTCACCTGTAAGACTTCTACCATTTGCTCTATTTTTGAATGAACTTTTTCCCAGATCATTTGTTACAGCTGGCGGTGCATTAGCTTTCCAAACACCACTAATACCATTTGCAGGCCCTTTAGAAGGTTCTTTTGTATAAACTGGTTTTTTAGGTTGTTGTGTTTGTCCTGGAACATAAGTTCCAACACCATCATTCACACTACCTCCAAAGTATTCGCGGGACGTTCCTGGTCTATTTACAGGACGATCGGGTTGTGTAGCACGAGATGTGCTTGCTTCACCAGCTGCACTATTAGTTGTAAACCACCTATCAGCTCCATTCAAATAAAAGGTATCAGGTCTATTCTTTTCCACCTTTCCTTGTAATCCTCTCTTATAATGTCCTGCTCTTGCAGATCCTCCCAAAACAACACCCTCATATGTGACCTTAGGATTAGTTTTAATTCTTAATTCATCAACAGAACGATCTATCCATCTTTCTCTTGCTTCCATTCCTGAATTGAAACCACCACTTCCTATAAAACCTTCCTTTTTGTTTAGACCTGGAGCAACACGTACATCAGCCCAAGGTTTCACGTTTGCCATATTTCTTGAAGGATTCATTCTTGATTGTATAAAATCAGATGCATTTGGCATTCCGTTTACCCAATGCATTTTTTGTTGGGGTTTAAAAAGGGGCGCTATACTTTCTTTATTGATAGTAGTTGTTCCTGCTCCCTGCATATTATCAAGATATGCTTCAGCGCTTGCAAAATCTCCGGTTCTTTGTTTAACTGTTGATCCAAAGAAGGGTTGCATATTGTTATGTCTAAAGCCTTCATCACCCATCTTTTCCCCCGTGAGTGAAAGAAAACTTTTATCAGTTTTTCTAGCTTTTGCTTCTTCTTTTTTTTCTGCGGCAGAAGATTCTACCACATCTCCTGTAGCACCTACCACACGAACTTTATTAAATAATGCCGATGCCCCAGGTGCATTTGGATTAGTTTTATAATAATTTAGATGTTCCATTACAGCTTCTTTGTTTTCAACAGGGAAATTTCTATTCGGTGTATTAGTATTTGGTAATTGAGAACGTCTTCCGCGAAAACCTTGTCTCTTTCTTTCGGATGTTCCGTTGTTCGCCATGACATATAACCCAAACATAGCTCCAATTGGTAATAGGATTTCCATTATTATATATAAGAAGTATATATTTTCTTATAAATAATCAATCGAAAGGACAAGGAATTTTTGGTTTAAAATTATCTTTTTCTAAAATTCTTGTATTAAGATAGCTGTGAAATGGAACATCGGCGGCTTGGTGGGATTTTGAATAATCTGAAGCCAAAAATAATGGATGGCGATGTGATTGTTCTAAATCTCTATACATCCAAACAGGATGCGTTGCTCTACTTTGTTTGGTAAAAGGCGCTTTAAGAGTACAAAAATCCCCTTTTTGAGAATATACAGTTCCTTTGTTTGGATACTGTCCCTCAATGCATGATTTTGTTAATGGTCGCGTTAATCCAATTAAATCGCTATCTATATCAATGGGGTGACCACCGGGAACTTTTCTTAAATTGGCGCCCCATTTTTGTAAACGAATTTCTGGGTCTTCAAAAAAACAAGGCTGACAACCAGGACCAGGCGTATTAAAAATATATCTCCCAGGACCAGTGCGTTCTTGATTTAGTTTTGCGGTTCTGCATGGATCATAATTAAATCTTGTAAATGCCATAATATATTTTCATTATATTATTATTTTTCTTAAAGTATTATAATGACAACTTTATTACCGACAATCAAAAAAATTATAATGGAACCTTCAAAACAAATATTTCATATACCATTGCAGGTTGATTCATATTCTAAAGTTATTGATTTATGGAAAAAATATAAAAAATATAAAAATATTGACTTGAATGATGTTAATCAGAATTATATATTAAATAATGTATTTGATTTCCATTTTTCTGAAATAAATCATGTTCTTTTATATTATAGTTCTAATTTGGATCATTGTTTGATGATGTGTAAGGCAAATAATAAATATATTAATATTTCTGCTCCTATTCAAAAAAATTTGTTCAAAACAGATACAAATTTTATTGCAGTATATTGTTAATATTTTCTATGAACCTCCAGGGTAAATGTTGCTGGACTATGTAAACTTCCTGTACTTTCCTTTGGAGCATCACCATTGGCATCATTATTGCTTTTTACAAACATTCCAATACCATCACCAGCTTTAATAGTAACAGTTTCGTCGGTGGAATTAAAAATAACACCATCTCCCCATTTTGCACAACCACATCTTCTTCTAATTGTAGCTGTTCCAATTTTCTCAGGAGCGGCGAGACCCGTGGTGGGCACACCACACACTTCGGGATCACATCTAATTATATAAAATTCTATTGTTAAAACAAAATCCAAATTATCTGAAACAGAACCAGTATCATACTTTCCTAACATCCAGCTAAAGCGAGAGGAAGGACCGGGGTGTTCATGATGTTCTATTTGATCACACGGATGGCAATGTGAATGACTATGTCCGCCGTGTGGCCAAGTTGTATTATTACGAAAGGGCGAACCACTTGCATCATTAATAAGCCATCCATCAAATGGTATTGAGGTTGCAATTGCCATTCCATATTCAAAATTATTGCCGCCCTTGAAAGAACAACTTGGAAAACTTGAACGATCTGACCAACCTCCCAATCGAGGACGTTCGGCGAGCTTCCAGCCTGTAAATTCCGTAGTGGAAGAAGTTCCTGTCATGGTCTGAAATAAATAATCTTGCTCCATCGTTTGATCGTCGGCAAGAACGGCATTGCCGCCATCATCATGAGATGCACCGTAAGCTTTTAAATTATGCGAAGGATCATAATCTGTACCTGCACCACCCCCCGCCCCATAGGAATTTTCTGTGAGTTGATTATCCCCGTTGGCGGCGGTTTTATATCCCAATGATTGTGTTGAATTACCATATCCACCAAATCCAGGATAAAGCCAACCCTCATACCATACACGCGTTTCATCCTTTATATAATGATCGTGTGTGTTATTGCATTTGTCCTCATTTAGTTTATGATCGTGTTCATGAGTGTGTTGAAATAGATCATGATTATGTTGCATATTATGACTGTGATCACCCACCGCTGTATTACTCCCATTTGAGGTACAATTTCCGATGTTACCGTAATGACCACCGTCGCAATCATCCCCAGTAAAAGTGTGGTTGTGACCGCCAGCATTCCCCGTATTACCGGCGTTGCCAGGATCAATGTTGTCCGCGCCTACTGGCGTATTAATATTCCCCGTGTAATTTGGATCAGGTCGTTGTGGAGAAGTATTGGCAGCCCAAGGCGCGCTCGTATCCGGGTTGTTGCCGCTGGTAGGACGATCCCCACGATCATTATTTGTATAAGCGGTTGTATCTTGATTAATTTTCCCTGCCCAGTTGTGCGCGGTAACCGCGCCGCTATCTGGTCCATCCGCATCGGGGTGCAGCGATGGATAGCCATTCATCATCGCACTCTCGGTTTGATGATCCCAATGAACATGATAATGGGGATTTGTATGAAGTCCCCTCATTGCTAAAGTAAAAAGTGTGCCACTTTTGGGAATAATATGAACGCCCCAGGTAAAGAAAGAACTATGATTGTAATATTGCACCCAATTGGCAGAAACATCGTGAAATC